ACCGGCTTGACGAAACATTTTTCTATCTAATGGATTATTCATTACCCTGTTGCCCTCGTACCCATGTTAAATAGATTACCTACACCACCCGCTGCTCCTGCAGCACCTAATCCTGCAATACCTAGACCTAACATCTGAGAAGTTGAACTTGGACCAGGTTGAGTTCTTGTAGAATAAGTTTGTTGTAATGCTGGGACACCTCTAAAAAGATCAGACATAAAACCAACTTGTTGATAAGGTAGAGCTTGTTGAGCAAGTGAATTAGCTCTTGCTATATCAAGTGATCTTTGATCTTGACCTTGTTGTAATGATCCAGCACCCATTAATGTGTTAATATCTTGAACACCCATTTGCTGTCCTAATTGTCCTAGACCTGCTGTTTGCATTCCAAGCTGTCCAACAGTTTGTCCAAGAGCACCAGTTGATTGACCAAGTTGACCTGTCAATTGTGCTAAGTTTCCTAGACCTGCGGCAGTTTGCCCATAACCTTGAGCACCTTGCATTCCTTGTTGCCCAAGTTGACCTGCCTGTTGTCCAAATTGCCCAGCTTGTGCAAGTTGTTGTTGAGCTTGTTGAGCTGCTGCTTGTTGAGCAAGACCTTGAGCTTGTTGAAAACCTGCCGATCTTAGTTGTGATCCTGTTCTAGCTTGTTGATCTAATACGTTTTGATTTATTTCTGATTGCAGTAAAGCATCTCGTGAACCACCAAAAGCACCTGCACCAACAGATTGAGCGTTAGCTTTATTCTTTGCTATNTCACCCTGATCAGCAATATCTTGNTACTGTTGTTGGATTACAGAGTCCATGTAAGGATCCATAAATTGTTGATAAGAATTAGGGTTAAAGTTATAATCAGCACCCGCTGTCATGGCTTGTGCTTGTTGAGTTCCAGCTTGACCTAAAGCTTGAGCGTCNAACATAGCTTGTTGTTGACTTAAATATCCTTGNTGAGCTTGTGGAAGNTGCCCTAAAGCATTTCCTANAGCTCCAAGTCCTGTACCAACGGCTCCTATACCTTGACCTAAAGCTTTTCCACCTTGGGTAAGATAATCTTGATAAGCTCCAACTCCTGATGTTGCTTGTGATATTGCTTGTTTTTGTGCATCAGATAATCCTGCCAACTGTTGAGCAGAATATGGCATCTGTGTACCATCTCCCGTTAACGCTTTTCCACTAGCAAATATATCAGCTAAAAACTCTTCTTGAAAAGGAGCTAATCGTACGGTTTGTTCTTGGGTTACACTCTGATCTGCCATTATGCTACTCTTTCTAATTGTGACATCATGTCATACATTCTTGCGGCACCAACATTTCTGTCTCCACCACCTGCTCCACGAACAGCGTCTGCGGTTACTACAAACTCACCATCAGATAATCTTGCTGGGACAGAATCACTTGTTCCTGTTCCTGGACCTTTTACTTCTCCACCTGCGTTTAAAGATGTTATTCCCTGTTCTTTTCTAATATCATCAAAATAAGCTAGTCTTTCATCGTCATTGTTTAGATTATACTTCTTGTTACCAACTAAGCCAACACCTAATCGTGCTTTTCCTTCTGGATAAGGTCTTCTAGATCCTGAAGAAACTTGTTCTTCTTCTCCTAAACCACTAGCTAACCCTAATATTCCACCACCTAAAGCAATTTTACCCATTGTGCTTTCTGGTATAAGTTTGTCAAAGAATGATGGAGGCGCTGCTGTTGGAACTGATGTAAAACCAGGTCCTGGCTGACCTCCCATATTTGTTACATCTGATGTAACAGAGGCTGTTGAAGGATCGCCAACTTTAAAGCCTTTTCCTCCTCCAGCTAAATATGCTGTTGTACCAGCCAAAGCAGCATTTTTTAATGATTCTTCTGTGCTTCTACCTGAAGCTAAAGAACCTAGACCAGAACCTAATGCAGCACCAAAAGTGCCACCATAATACATACCAATACCAGCTCCTATTACTGGAGCCGCTTCTTTTAAAACTTTAGTTATATTTTTAAAAATACCCATGTGTTACATCTTATCAGTTTATGCGTTATGTTTCAATGCTACAGTATAGCACTGGTACTAATTCTTTGCTTCGTAAACTCTTGTACACTTGCAACAACATGAAGTCTGTTTGCTGTCGCTGCCGTTGCTTTTAATATCTCTCCACTTTGTAGTATCAAATCTCTTGTCAATAGCTCAACTGTAGTGTTTGCTGCTACGGCTGTTACCTTAAACAAACTAAAAACAGCTCCAGCAGTATTTGTCACAGTTAAAGTTATTGTATCGGCATTACCAGAATCTTCCGACACTAATATAGAATTAACAATCGAAGCGTTAAAATCGGCTGCACTAGGAGCCGTATATAAAACAGTAGCATTCGTTGTTGTTAGGTCTAACTTTGCATTGGTTAAACCTTGTATATATTGAGGAATACTGGTTATTAACATTATCGTCTACCATCCTCTCGAATATCAACACGGGGTGATCCTAACTTCCATTTACACCCTAACGCTTCCGACTCAACTCGTAAAGCAAATGATCGACCTCTTACTCTTACATCTAGTTTTTCTGTAAAATTTTCTATAGGAGATGTACTCGTTCGTGATGTGGTTCCAGAGCCAGTGTCATCAAAGCTTGCACCTGGAAAGTTACGAGCTTTTATTGTAAAAGTTGCATTAGGAGAGCTCAAAGCCGTTGATCCAGTAAATGTTATGTCTGGTATAACTCGTCTAATAAAACTAAACTTGTCCCCGTCACCTATATCTATAGGAGCTGATTCAATAAAAGATTCCATCGCACTTCCATCATCATCAAAGCCTGTCTCCTGGTTATATAAATAACCACCATCAGCTGCTATAGGATTTGGTCTTAGTCCTTTATCAAGCCAAACGTCACGAGCCAATGTTCCATAATACCAAGTCTTATCATTATAATTAAATATAACATAATTACTATTATCTGAAGAATCAGCACTTGGATAAAACCATATAATCTCACCAAACTGACTGTTTACACCAGCGTATACTTTTTCAGATTGTTCTTTGTTCATGTCCAAAAACACTTTGTCTTTTACAGTGCATGGTAATTGTTGCGTTTGACCACCTGCATACACATAAAATATATCTTGACCCATCCAATACACAACGTCATCAACAGCAACGGCTGACTTAGGACTCATTATAGTTATGTTTTTAGAAAGTTCTTGTAGTCCAAATGTAAATGGAGGACCTATAAATTTCATAGCATGAAGTGTCTTATCAGTAAAAACTAATATAGCTTGTTTGGTTTCAACGGCTTGTATAAATTCTGATCCACCACCAAGTCTTAAATCACCAGCCGTGTTTGTAGCAGTCGGTGTCCAATCCAATAAAGATTCTTGAGATGANAATCTTATGGACAATGGATCTTGAACCGTGGTTCCCAAGGAATTGGTTCCAAAAGCAATAACATGTCTGTCTTGGTCAGATACTAAAATCTGTTTAGCAATTATAGGTGTATCACTAGCACCAGATAATGTACCTATTTCTAAACCTCTTGTGGATAAACCTTCTGATTTCTCCCAATAGTAAACGGCACCATCTCTCGGTGCAATAAGTAAGTCTTCTCCAAAATTATCTTCTGACCAAACTCTAAGTTCACCCGTTGTTGTTACACCACCGGCTGACGCATCACCCCAACCACTAAAATCAGAATCACCCGAAGCATTTCCAACAGCTAATCTAACAAGTGTGTTATCATCGTGAGCCACGGCAGTTGTACCACTATGTCCTCTAGTTACGGTCATGGTATTGTCATCACCTGTGTTAGCAACTAGCATTAATTCTTCATCTACAAGTATAACATCATTAGCGGTAGTCATTCCTGTCTCATCGTCAACATCAACAGCAGTCTCACTATCATCTAGTGCTTCATTTAATTGCGTTTGTAAGCAGACGTTGTTATACCACTGAACAATCCAGCACCCCAACCTGTTCCACCAACCGTGGTATTCAAACCAGAGTTTATTTGATAGACACCATCGACACCCGAACCACCTGT